GAGGTGATGACGAAACAGCAGTGGTATGCTTTCGCCAAAACCCCTGCTGAGTGTGCCCAAAGGGTCTGCGACATCCTAGCCGCGGAAGCCCACTCGGCAATGGCGGACGGTTCGCGCTTTGATGGTCACGTCAAGCGCCTCGCCCGCATTCTTGAGCGAATCGTGATGCTCCGTTATTTTCATCGTCAATACCATGCCGACTTGACTGAGAAGATGGATGCGCAGATTGCCCTGCCGGGTGTTACTACCGAAGGGCGCCGCTATTTCACGGGCTATGGACGTGGGAGCGGATCGCTTGAGACTTCTGACTTCAACTCTATACTAAGCGCTTTCATTGGATATTGCGGATGGCGTAACACCACCGTGAAAGGCGTGAAGTTAACCCCAGATCAGGCGTGGGCCAAGCTGGGCATCTATGGAGGAGATGATAGCCTGGAAGGCGCCATTGACCCCGCAGCACTGAAGAAGAGCGCGGAGTTGATGGGCCAGGACTATGAGATTGAGGTCGTGCGTCGAGGGGAGGCCGGGGTCAACTTTTTGAACCGCTGGTTTGGACCCGACGTCTGGAATGGAGATGTGAACTCCATGGCCAACCCATCCCGACTGCTGTCGAAGCTATGGGTGGGGCCCGCAACACTGCCGTATCCATTGGAGCGGTTTGCGGAGCGCGCATCGGGATATTACCGAATGGACAGGAATTCGCCAGTGATTGGGGCGATTGTCCGCGCATCACACGAGCTGCTTGGAGAGCGCGTGGAAGGGGTGCTGATGCCGTGGGACGGCAAGCATTCACTCGAGTCGAACTGGCCGAATGAGGATTCAGGCTGGATGGGAGAGACGTTCAGAAAGTCTGTCCCTGACTTCCATTGGGAGCGATTCGAAACGTGGATTGAACAGATCTACGAGACCAGAGATCCTGAGCTGCTGTTGAAAGCGCCACTTTGCACCTCCGCCAACGTCGAGACCCCGACAGTGAAACAGCCTATGGTCGTAGGCGAGGAGCTGCTTTTACCTACACCTAAACCAAGTGTGGATGCCCCTGTTGCCAAGGACAAGGAAGAATTAGATGGAACTCGCCCTTTGACCGATGAAGCTGACTCGAAATCGGCAGAAGCAAAGTACGTCGAGGAAATCGAAATTATGCTCGCACATGTAGAGCAGACCACCGAACACCAGAGTGAGCAGGCGGATCGTGCCGCCAGTGATCACAAATCACCACAACTCAGTGCGATGGCCGTAGTGGAAGCCGCTGCCAAGCTTGTTCCCATGGTTGGGGAAGGAGGCAAGCGCGTGCGAAAGGACGCTGTTCACAAAGCGCCAAAATCCTCTGGGAAACCCGAGGTTGCCGGTGATCCGAAACCAAAGTTGGACCCGCGCACTTGGAAACCGCGTAAACAGCGTGAGGGAGAACCCTCCGCGGAATTCAAGGCTTATCTTGTTGGATGGCAAGAGAAGCGTACCAAGGTGGCGAAGCGCCTTGGCCTCAAGTTGGAATGAGACCCCACTTGGGGTGGGCTTTGCGTGTTGTGCCCAGAGAAACAACATGCCTGAGGCAGAGCGGGAAAATACCACTTGGCCTACCGTTCCGGTCGCACCGGCGTTCCGAAATTTCTTTCGAAACGGTTTATCTGAAACGATGAACAACAACAACAACAATGCATCTGGCAACCCTGGCCGCAAGCGTCGTCGCAACCGTGCTGGCAATGCTCCTGCTCCTGGTGCGCAACCTGCGCAGAAAAAGCGACGAACGTCGCGCCAGAACAGGAAGCGAGCCGCCCGTCGAGGACGTGGAGGAGCTGCCGCAGGTGCTGGCGAGCAAAGCTTCGTTGCCGCCGCCTATGCCACGAGTCAGAGGACCGGGCAGGCTCAAATCTTCCGGAACGGCGTGGACAGTTGCCGCATCATCCACCGGGAGTTGGTCGCTTCGATTACGGGATCGAGCGCATTCACCGTGGCTCAAGCGCTTGCCCTGAACCCGGGCATAGCTGCAAGCTTTCCGTGGCTGTCCAATGAGGCCGCGGGATGGGAGAAGTACAAGTTCAATAACTTGAAGTTCTGCTATTACACTCGCACTGGTTCGAATGTGCCTGGCTCTATGATGCTGGCACCGGACTACGACGCAGCTGATGCGGCGCCTGTTTCAGAGGTGGCTGCATCTGCGTACGAGGACACAGAGGAAGATGCTCCATGGAAGGACATCTGCTGTGAACTGCGCGGGAGTGAGCTGATGGGAGACATGAAGGAGAGGTACGTGCGCAACGGCACGCTTGCCGCAAATCAGGACATTAAGATGTATGATTGTGGCAACCTCTTTGCTTGCACCGTTGACGGCACCGCAGTCAATTGGGGCAAGTTGTGGGTGGAGTATGATGTGACTTTGATCACCCCCCACGTACCACCTGGCGGTTTTCAATCTGCAGGCGCGCTGCAGGCCGCTGGTGGTTCCATCGCTGCTGCGACGCCGTTTGGCGCTGCTCCAGTCGCTTCCGGTCCAGTACAACTGGCCGGCGCAGCAACGAAGGTTTTGAGCATTTCAAACGTGCAGATTGGTCAAGAGATTGCAGTGAACTACTCCTGTGGAGGCACTGTGATCACGGCTCTCACGTTCGACACCCTGGTGGGGTTGACGCTCAAGGCGGGCCCATTTACGAATTGCATTAACGGTGCTGCGACATTAGCATCGTGTTTTGCATCGTACACTGTGACGGCACTTAATCCAACGTTGGACGTTGAGGTGACCGCGACATCCGTGACTGGCGCAGACACGGTTGTGACAGTGTTGGCCCCCATTACCGGATTCTGAGTGAACCGGTGCCAGTAAGTCCTCTGGATAACCAAAAGGACGCCATACCATAAAAATACCATTAAAACTAAATTTTAATATGGC